TGTATCCGCTCCAGAACATCCTCGGAACGCTGCCGCTCGGCAGCCGAAACGATGTCGATCAGCCCGGCCTGGCGGATGTACTCCTGTGTGGCTTTGGCTGTTTCCTCGGCATACTTTCGGGCGTTGTCGATCAGTTCTTTCTGTGCCGTCGAAAGTTGCGAGACGGCAGGCGCGTCGAAGATCGCGCTGGCGAACTCCACCTTGCCCAACTCGCGGAGTTGGACGATCGAGTCGAACAACTCTTCCTGCTTGCGACCGAGTGCGCCGAGCTCGGCTGTGAGCAGTCGAGCTTCGAGACTCTTCTCGGCGAACGGGATGGCCTTGTAGAACTTCGCGGTCTGCTCTGCCGCTTTCGCCACGATTGGCAACTGATCAGCAAGTTTTTTCCCTGATAGCGCGGAGGTGTCGACCTTGATTCCGAAATCTCCCACCGATGCCGCAAACTTGCGTAACTCCGGGTCGCCCTCTTCTGCCTTTTTCTTGAGTTCGTCCAGTGTCAGCAGTCCGGACTTTGCCTTGCCGACGCTGTTGATTCGGTCCTCGAGATCTTTCAGGTTTTTCGCGGTCGCCGCAATCGCTGCGGCACCTACCACGATCGGCAACACCAACGGATTGCGCGAAATGGCGGCACCTAAACCCGTGACGACGACGGACAGCTTCTGCAGGTTTGCCACGAGCGTCGCAATTGGGCCTGCCGCAACCGCCAGCCCGAGCAGTGCGATCGTCGCCTGCTGGGTCGGTTGCGGTAGCTCGGCGAACCCTTTGGAAACTGCGCCCACCTTGTCGATCAGCGGCTCGATTGCAGCGATTGCCTTGAGCGCGGCCGGCGCAATGGCGTCGCCGATTTTTGCGAGAGCCTGCTCACTCTTGTCGCGGAGGTTTTCGAAGGTGTTGGCGAGCCCTCCCGTCGCCTGGGGAAGTTTTTCGAACTGACGAATGATGCGCTCGATCGCATCCTCGGCACTGATGCCGAGTTTCTGAATCACCTCGGTATCCGCAGTGCCGAACGCTCCCTTCAGCGCAACTCGAATCTGCGGCAGCCGCTCTGCAAGCTGGTTGATCTCTTCAGCGGATACCTTGCCCTTGGACTGGATCTGCGAGAGCGCGGTGATCACGCCGTCGAGTTCGGCGCGGCCCTTGCCGACCGTCGCGAGAGCGTTGCCGAAGGCCTTGAGTGCGCGCTCGGCGGTTGCGGCAGAGAAGCCTGCCGCTTGCAGGTTGATGCTGCCTTGTACCGCCTCGCGGAAGCCGAGCCCCGGCAACTCCGCAACCTTCTTTAGCCGCTCCATCTGCTTCGCGGCTTCGCTCGAGGATCCCGCGACGGCAGTCAGTCCGCGAGTCAGCGAATCGAACTGCGCCGCGGATCGAAGCGCAAATCCGCCGAGCGCACCGAGAGGCAGAGACACGCTGCGGGTAAGGGTCTCGCCAATCGCCGAGAACTTCTCCGACAGATTCAGCGCCTGCTTCTGCGCGGCGGCAAGCCCGCGCGTGAAGTCGCTGGAGTCAGCCGTTACTTTGACGATCAGTTCTCGGAACGATGCCATTGTTCAGTTGCTTTACCGTGGCGATCAGGTCTTCCCACTTCGTGTACACCGGCTCTGCCTTCTGGTCCTGGAACAAGTGCTTTGTTTCAACCAGAAAGTCGTGAAGCTTCGGCTCTGGCTTTCCCTTTTTCGGGCTCGCCCAGAGCATCTGGAGCGCGGCGAAGTGCATATCTTCGACGGCGCGCCGGTGCCAGTAGCGGGACAACAGTGCGTTGAAGCGTGAAGGGGTGAGCGCTTCAATCTCATCCGATGTCAGGCCGAGGTCGAAGCGGCAGAAGGCCCACCATTCGTCTCGGCCGTCTGAGGGTCGCCGACAAGATCCCGCAGCGCCTCAATCACTTCTGTCGGCGCGCCAAGCAAGTCCTCGACGTCCTGCTCGGTGATATCTGGATGTGCGCGCCTTGCAAGAACGTGGATGATCGGCACGAGATCAGATTCAGATCGATCTCCGATCCAGTGCGTACCCTTCAGTAAATCGGCATTGAACATCTTGCTCAGCGCAAGGTGTTCCTTCATGCCGTAAGTAAGAGTAAGCCCGCCGAGTTTGGCGGTGCGGTGATTGGCGTTGGGATGGTTCATGGGAGTGTGTATCTGGTTACGGAGTGATCGTGAATGCGGCGGTGAGTTCAAGCGTTACCGTCGCGCGGCCAGGCTCGTTGACGGCGCCGCTCAACTCGAAGTTGGTCACGAATGCGGTAAACCCGACCGCGGCCGCGCCGCTATCGGAATACGTAATCTGCATGTCGCGGTTCGCGTTCGTGCCGCTTTGAGTCGACGACAAAAACAGATCCGCATGCGCGGCGTTGCCCGGCTCCCAGTTCAGCTCCAGCGTGAGCGTGCCGGCGCCCGTGAATCCGGCCAGTTTCTGCTCAGATGTGTCGGAGATCGCGGTCGTGATGATTGAGTTGCGCTCGCCCTGACCCAGAGTGAAAGAGGTTACGCCAGGAATGAGCGTAACTGGACCACCGGTCGAAGGCGGAATTTCGATGAGTACTTGCGTACCCTGAATGGAGAATGCAGGCATGGAGGTGCTCCTTAGGTGGCTATTTCGAACTCAGCGGTGGCACCATAAATGCCCCGCGCCAGAAGGTCTTCGTTGGTTTCGTCGCGCTGATCCTGGAGAATGCAGTGCTGGACAGTTACTCCGCCGTCGCCGCCCATTACTCCGCGGAAGTGGTTCAGCGAGGCAATCACCGCTTCGCAGAGTTCGTGCGCTTTGTCGTACTCGGCCGCCAGGCACTGGAACTCCCAGCGGTAGCGATCGAACGTCTTGTTGCCCGGCAGCGCGTAATCGTGCTGTCGTGACAGCAGCGCGTACACAACCGCGCACTGAAGGTCGCCGGAATCGACATCCTCCTGCGGTGCTCCGACTGGATACACGCGCACTCCGGCGATGGACTGAATTACTCCATCGCTTGTCAGGTGGTTGTAGATGGCGGTCGCGAGCGTCACTTGCGCGAGGAAAATGCGATCTTTTCTGCTACTTCGCGGACTGCTTGCTGTAGTGCAGATGGGCCTGCCTGGCGAACGGCCGGCGCGAAAAATGGCTTGGCGGGCATGGCGGCAACGCGTCGGGTGAAGATTGTTCGCCGGGTGCGTTTGTCGTAGAACTTAAGGAATCGGCGCCCCGGCTTCGGCCGCCGCTCCTTCGTGCCGAACTCTACGAGGTGTCCGTGTGGTGCCTGCACTCGGCCCTTCAGAACGTTGACTCGCGCCCACGCGGCTGGCTCCGCACGCTTGCCGCGCTTCTTCGAGGCAAATGAGATGATAGAGCGCTTGAGTAGCCCGGACTTCTTCGGCGCATTTGCACGAGCCCGGTCGCGGATCTTGCTTGCTGCCTTGCGGAATACCTGCTTCACTTCGGGCGTACTCATCGCTTCCGTGAGTCGCCGGAAATCGCGATCCAGCGCATCTAGCCCGACGATTCTCACGAGCCCTGCCGCACTCCTTGAATACAGTTCAGCCTGATCGCCTCAGCATGGATCGGGCTCTTGCCGTCCGTTGTTTCCACGCCGACGATGTCCCACTTACGCCCGTCGGCATGCACCACGCGCATGCGCGGGGAAACATTCAGCCGGCCGCGGATCGTGATCACCGCCTCCACCTCGGGCATGATCTGACGTGCGCGGTACACTTCGCGTCCGTCGCCGATTTCGATTTTTGCGCGCCGCTCGCCGACCACCGCGGCGTTGTCCCAGTCATAGCGGGAGGCGCCGGAGGCGGAGCGCACCTCTGGCGCAGACTCAATCCTGACGAGGTGAGTGAATTCGGAGATTCGCATCAAAAGCCGGGGATGATGTAGTTAGCGATCAGCGCATCGACGCCGCGCGGAAGCGGCCTCGCGTCAGCGCTGGCCTTTGTCCCCGTCACGATGTCGGACGGGTTCTCGTACCAAGCGCCAATCAGAAGCAAGATCGCATGCTTCAGATCCGATGGAACCACTGCGGCACTTGCGTATCCAGCCGTGAATTGCACTTCCACTGAAACGCCTGGGCGGAGCACTGCCGAGGGCCAGATGTTGCCGTAATTCAGCCAAATCTTCGCGGGCTCTTCCTCCAACTGCACGTTGTAGTTTGTCGATGCCCATGTGATCTGGCTTCCGGTTGAGTCCGTGTATTTGACGTGCGCTACCGCGGTCACTGGACCGATCGGCAGCAGCAGGTACTGCTCTCTCGGAAAGCATCGCCAGTACGCTTTCCATGTTTGCGGCAGCAGTGCACGATTGGTCACCGTCTCCACATAGGACTCGGCAGACCTCACGATGCCCTGAATCAGGGAATCCTGAGTGGGGTCATCCACGATGCGCAAGTGATCCTTCGCTTCGGCGAGAGTGATGACTTCGCCGACCGGGTCGACTGTTCGCTTGACTGATGGGCGCATTGAAAAATTGGGCGGGCTTTATCGGCCCGCCCATGCTCAGTGATTGGTTGTGGGTTACGTTGCGGAAACAGCCGCCGGCGCGGTCACGGGCCGATAGGACGCGTGGCCGAGCAGTCCGGTCACGCTCACCGGAGCAGAAGTGATGCCGCCGGTCCCGGTCACAAAGTCCAGGAGCACGCGAATGTACCGCTTCGTGCCCTTGTAGCCGACGGACTGCACCACTGTGTCTTCATTCGTGGCATCCACGAGCGTGAATGCGCCCTCGATATCGGCCGCCGCTACTGCGGTGAAGTCTCCGTCCACGGTCGTGTCGCTTTCCTGAAGGATTGGCGTGAAGGTCGAATCCGCATCTACGCCAGTGAAGTCGCCCAGGTTTACGATCATGATCGCCGACTCGAAGCCGCGCGTGTCGAGCAAGCTGCTCTTGGTGTCGGTGTTGTTGATCACCTGCGGAGCGAGCAGTTGGACGATCGCGATGTTGTTTTTCAGATCTCTGGTCATTTCAATCTCCTTGTTCTTTCGGGATCATCCGTGCGGCTTAGGTGCTGCACTTCTGGATCTTGATCGCTTCGAAGTTGGTCACATCGCCGCCGACACGCATGCGCGTGTAGAACTTGACAAAGCCCTTGGTGGTGAAGGGGTCGCGAAGCACCGAGATGCCGATGCGGTCAACGATCGTGTATCCCGTGCTCCAGTCGCCGAACGCCACGGCCAGAGCGTTAGCGCCAACGGCATCCATGTCCGCGGCAAAGCGGACCGGATGACCCAGCAGATTCGCCGCAAAACCATTCACGAACACCATCGTGAAGATGTATTCGTTATTCGCCTTCAGCTTCATTACGTCGCCGATCGTCGCGCGCCGCATCAGCCATGTCGCATTGGACTGATACTCCTCCTTCAGCGCAGCCTTGCAGTCGATCAGTCCATCTGCAGTAAGCGCCGATGCAGATCCGCTGTTGACCTGCTGGATCGTTCCCCACGAGGTTCCCGCCGTATAGGTCAAAAAACCGCGAGGTTTGCCAACGCCGTTGCCGCTGACGAATGCAGTTGCTTCGGTGCGCGCGAACTTGTTACGCACCTTATCGATGAGCCAGCGCTCCATGTCCACACTCGCATCCTCGAGCAACTTGGACGTCGCCCGCGGTTCCGCGTAGATCTCGTGAACAGGAATCGACTTCTTGGCGATCTGCGGCGTAGTCGTTTCCGAGCGAGTCTCGCGCTCGCCAACCCACCCAGCACCCGCTTCGTCGATGTCGGTGGTGATCTCGAGCGAGTCGGTGCTGATCGTCTCAATCGTCGCCAGTGACCGCATCGGCGAGGATTCGTAGATCTGCGTCATGATGCGCGAAGACATCGCGGGGAGGACCAGGTATCCGCCGTCCGCATCGTCGCCGACCGACAACGCCTTGTATGCTTCCGGGCTCAGCTTCGCAGCGTCCTTGCGCAGGTACTGATTGAATGCGCGCTTGTACTCGCGGAACTCTTCCACGGAGGCGTCGATCTTAGCTTCTGGATCGAACTGCTTCCGCGCGATGAGCGAGAGCTTCTTCAGTTCGAACGCTTCACTGGCTTCCTTCTGGTCGGCCTCCGTCTGAGAGACAGTCGGCCGAGTCGCGATTGCTTTGAGTTCGTCCTGCGCCTTCTGCACCGCTTCGAGCTTCGCGCCGAAGTCGTCTGCGATGCGCTTCATTTTCTCTTCGAGTAGGACGTCGCCGTCCTTGATCGTCTTGATGTGCGTCTCGCGGAACTCGCTGAACGATCTTGCGAGATCCGACACACTGGTCTTCAATTCCTGAAGCTCCATTGGGTTCTCCTGTACGGTGTGTGAAATCAGGCGGCGCGCATCGAGACTGTGAGGTCATCGATTGCGCGTTTCAGCGAGTGGAGTTCATCCGGGTCGCCATCTTTGGTATTGCGATCGTCTGCGGAGTGGGACTTGCCCGAGTCCTCAGGATCGCCAGAAGATTGTGATGCAGCATCCGCGTCAAGCAGGGCCTGCAGATGCTCGACCGCAGTCATGATCGAAGCCCGCGTTTTTGCCGAGAGCATGCGGCCGGCCTTGACGGCGGCCACCTCGGCCAACGGGTTCATCGGAATCGTGACAACGGAATACTCGAAAAGCTCGATCTCTTTGAGCAGGCGCTTGCCGTTCTCGACGGCATCCTTGATCACGCGGTAGCCGATGGAGAGGCCTTTGATTGCGCCCATCTTCAGCAGGTCGTAAGCCTCGCGCCCCTTGGCAGTGGTGAGCGCCAACTTCGCTTTCACCCACAGCCCCCGCTCGTCTTCGCGCATCTCGACGCCTACGCCGATCGGCGTTGCAGTGTCATGCTGCCAGAGGACCGGAAGCGCGCCGCCCTTGTGATCGATCGTCCGACGAAATGCGCCTTTCTCGATCACGTCTCCGCCGCGGTCCACGTTGTTGAAAACCGCAGCGTAGCCTTCGAAGGTTCCGTCCTCCGATAGCTCCTTGATCTCCAGCAGGAACTGCTTGACTTGGTAACTCATTGAGATACTCCTCTCGGCTGCGGTGGCATAGTGATCGGAACGTTCTGCATCTGCGTGCGGTTGATGTCTCCGCCGTCCACGGGATCGAGTTCCATCAGTGATCGTGCTTCGTTGATCGTCATGATTCCGTGGTTGACCAGCGTCACGAGTCCCTGCGTGCGGCTCGCAAAATCCCCGCGCTCCAGCGCGTCCAGGTTGTGCTTGCAGTAGTAGCCGTCGGCTCGCTCGCGTGCCGTCAGCAGTTGGTTATTGACCGCTTCCTCGACGCACACTGCGTAGGGATCGATCGTGTACTTCACGACCTCGATGCCCTGATGCTCGATGTTGTTGTTTGTCGATCGCAGCAGATGCTGGATCACATGCGGCGGGATCCGCCAGATTCGCGCGATTTCTTCGATCTGATAGTTTCGAAGCTCGCTCAACTGGGCTTTCTGTGCATCCACATCTACCTTGTGAACCTGCAAATCGCCGCCAGTCACCGCGACACGAAACGCGTTGGATGCGCCGCCGTGCGATGACTCGAAGGCCTCGCGAATCATCTTGACCTGCTGCTCGCTGAGATTGGCCTTGTGTTGCAGGATCAGCCCCGGCCAGGCGCCGTTGCCGAAGAACCGCGCGACGAACTCTTCGGTGGTCAGTGCAAGCCCGATGGCCTGTCTGCACGCATCAACCGGCGAGATCGACGTAAAGCCGTCGAGCGAGAAGCCGCGGAGGTGGAAGATTTCATCGTAGGCGTAAGTTGTCGTCTTGCCGCTCGGATCGGTGTATTCAAACCTCGGCACTGTCTGGCTGAAATCGTCCTTGATGCGCGAGGAAGCGACGGGCCAGAGCGCAATCAGCCGTTCGCCGTCCGTCACCTTGCGCGCATAGGCGCGGCCGTAAATCGCGAAGTTCGCAAGCATCGTTTGCCAGAACGCAAACGCACTCATGTAAGGATTCGGGCGGTTTTTCAGCAGGTCATACAGCGGATGATTGACTGCCTCGCGCCGATCGCTTCCGGTCTTCTGGTGAAGTTTCCTCGGAACCATCCCCATGATGTCGGAGATGAACCGGATGCAGGCGTAGACGGTGGCGGCCTGCATTGCCGTCTTCTCATCCACGAACTTGCCCGAGTGTGTGTGCTTGCCGCCGAACATGTGCAGGCCCATGGACTCGAGTTCCTGGACCGTCCACAGCTTCCGGGCAAGCCACGAACGAAGGTCGGCGAGTTTGCTCAGAAAACCACCACCTGGGGAATCAGCGCCTCCTGCTCTACGGCAAGCGCGCGGAACATGGCGTTGATGACCGCGGCGATTCCATCGATCCGCTTCGGCGTCGTATCGCGGGCAGGCTTCACGGGCTTGATGTTGTCGTTCTTGTCGGTCTCGATCGTGGCGCAGTCTGCGTGCCAGTTCAGAATCGGGTGCGAGCCGTGGCGAATCTTTCCGTCAAAGCAAAGGTTGCGGAACTGCTTTGCGGGTGTCGATAGCGCGTTGAAGTTCTGTGGAACCTTGATCAGCGCGGACTCCGGCCAGCCGTGCTTCTGCTCCAACTCCTGAACCATGTACTTGGCGTGCCAGTTATCGAAGCACACCGCCTGAAGGTCGAACTCCTCGCGAGCCCAGAGCAGTTTCTCGACGACGGCGTTATGCTCCACCGAACCGCCAGGGTGCTCGATCAAGTAGCCCTCACGGATCCATGCGCGATACGGCTGCCGCGTCTTGCGTTCGAGCTCGAACAGTTTCTCCTTCGGAGCCCAGAAGAACGGGAGGATGTCATAGGTGCCGTCGTCATCCGGGAACACGAGCACCATCGCGCACATGTCGGATGTCTCGCCGAGGTCGACGCCGGCGTAGCACCGGCGCCCGAGCGTCGGCCGCAGATGCACCGCGCCCTTGCTCCAATCCGTTGCGGGGATGTACCGCGCCTCGGATGAGTACTCCACATTGAGGGTGTAGCGGAAGTACTTGCTCTGCTCGGACGGTGCCGCGATCGCTTTGTCAAGGTCGTCGGTCAGTTCGGCATCGCGCAGGAACCCGCCAGGATGGTCCTCGTGGCTCGGATTGGCCGCTACGCGCGCCTCGCGGGATTTCCAGTATTCCGGATCCTTCCGCAGTCTTTCCTCGTCCGCTGACCAGATCGCCGCGTAATATGTCGGCTTCTGGATGGCACCGGAAAGCACGCCCTGTGCAAATGCATGCTCGCGGCTCCACATCGGGCATTCGTTCGTGACGCCGGCGGTCGTGATCGTGATCCGCAATGGCTCACGGCGCGCACGGCCACCGCGTGTCAGGACATCGCGGTTGGTTTCGTGAGCCTTGTTCGTCCACTGGTGCAGCTCGTCCATGATCAGCAAGGAAGGTCCCTGCCCGTCATTGACCTTGCCGTCCGCGGCGACCACGCGATAGTTCGACATCGTTTCGGTGTGCACGATCGTGCGCGTAGACGGCCGCACCTTGAAGGCGTCGCGAAGCGTCGGATTCGGCGCGATCAGATAAGCTGCCGCCTCGAATACCAGAGTTGCCTGCTGCCTGGCCGCCGCGGCACTGATCACGCTCGGTTGATCCTCGGTGTTCTCAACCATTAGGTGGTAGATGGGCATTCCGCCCACGAGAAACGTTTTTCCGTTTTTCTTGGCCATCGAGATATAGCCGTCGCGATAGATTCGCAGCCCGGTCTCGAGGTCCACATGGCCGTAGATGTCGCGAATAACTTTGACCTGCCACCCGACCAGATCCTTGCCGACATGCCGATACATGTTGCGGAAGAACCGTTCCGCCCGGCACGCGCGGCACATTGGCCGGCCGTCGCTGCGGATATCACACCAAGTAGGTGTCGAGCACCAGTCGCAAACTTCAAGCCGACCGATCGACACACTATGCCGTCATCTTCTCAATTACGCTGGCACGCTTGTCTTCTGGCGCAATCTGTATCCGACTCCGCGCCGACGGAGTCAATCCGAACTCGCGGAACATCACAATGAGATCCTTATCCTGCTGGAGTTTGATTTGCACGAGCGGGTTAGCGTGGATCGCCCCAGTTTTTGGATTCTTGATCAGCCATCCTGACTTGCGGATGTTCGTTTCAAGCTCCTCGACGTCCGCCAGCTTCGCGCAAAGTTTAGCCAGCGAGTCTCCGTCCGCCTGCGTCAGGACGCGCATTTGCAGGAGCATCGGCACCAGTCGCTTCCAGTGCTTTCGCGCCTTCGCGGAGAGGTACTTCGGCGCGTCCGGCTCGCCGGTTTGCGGCTTGGGTTCATTCCGCGACGGTGGGCGGTGAGTCGGGTTGCCCATCGCCATCTCAATCACGCTCGGGCGGGGTGCGGGGCCTCGGAGTCCCATCAGGCAGCCACCTCTTGCGGCGCGCGCTCCCGCGCGATCTCATTAAAGGTACGTCCGTCGCCCGCCAGTTTTGCTTGCTTGCCGGTGAGTTTTTGCCAGCGATGGACGATTACGTCGACATACTTCGGGTCGATATCCAGCCCGTAACAGATGCGCTCCGACTGCTCGCAGGCGATCAGCGTGGTGCCACTACCGAGGAACGGATCGTAGACGGCTTCACCGCGGAGCGTGTGGTTCAGGATGGGCCGGCGCATGCACTCGATGGGCTTCTGGGTGCCGTGGCCGGTCGCCTTTTCTTCTCTGTTGCCGCCCATAGGGTTGAGATTGGCGATATCCCAGACGGTTGACTGTTTCCGGTCGCCGTGCCAATGGGCCGAAGCACCCTTGCGAACCGCGTACCAGCACGGCTCGTGACCCCAATGATATGAACCACGCCCGAACACAAAGTGCTGTTTGCGCCATATGATCTGCGCACGGATTTGGAAGTTGGCCGCAAGTAAGCCAACTGCCACCTCGGCAGCATAGATCCCCGCATGCCAAACATAGGCAACATCTCCCGGAAATTGAGCGTAGACAGCCGACCAATCGGCTTGATCATCTCCGGTAACTGTGCCGGTGGCCCTATTCTTCCAGCGTGGACCATAGCCCGCTACGCCAGCCTCGTCACGCCATGCTGGATCGTACTCGACCCCATACGGCGGGGTCTGTCACCATCAGAAACGGCGCAGGAAGCCCCTCTGCTGCGCCACAGGCTAGCTGTGTCGCCTCCTCGCTAGTGGAGTCGCCACACAGTACCCGGTGAGGCCCACAAAGCCACAGATCGCCTTCCCGGCTAACCGGATTCTCCGGCAACGCTGGCGCTTCGTTCGCCGCCGCGTCCTGATCGGCGCTTGGTTGAAGCAGTTTTTCGATCTCGGCGGGGTCGAAACCGGTGGTCAAAAGGTCGACAGACGCCACGTGCAAATCGCCGATCTCGACAGACAACAGGCCGATATCCCAGTCAGTCTCCTGGTGGACTCGGTTGTCCATCAGCCGGTAGGCTTTCACTTGAGCGGGCGTCAGATCGGACGCTACAAGGACGGGCACCTCGGAAAGCCCCAGTTTCTGCGCGGCAAGTAGCCTCGTATGACCGACCACGATCACACCCTCGGCATCGACCACAATGGGCTGCTTCCATCCAAACTCCTTGATGCTCGCGGCGACCTTGTCGACCGCCTTCTGGGGGATTTTGCGCGCGTTTCGGGCGTAAGGAGTCGGCCTTGAGACTGGCCACAGTTCGATGTTCACGCCGTCCTCCGAACGCTCACCAACCGCTTGCCTGTCGGTGCCGAGACCACGATATCTACCTTGCCCTGCTTCTGACCGAACACGTTTGACGTGAGCACATACATCGCGCGCCGACCACGCTCTGATGCCGAAACCTGCAGGTGCCCGCCGTCCACTAGTCGCTTGATGCAGGCGTGCGCGTTCTTCAGCGTCATCCTGGATTCCTCGGCAATCCTTCGCATGCCGATGCTTGCGACGTTCCCCTGCCATACTGATTGGGCGAGAACTCGGTACACGTGAACGTCCGCGCGGTGCAATCTCGGATCAGTCCAGACCGAAATCGGAATCCTCGCGTGCGGCTCGGTGGCGTTCCCCTGTTGGGGTACACTTCCGTTCCCCTGTCGGGGTACACGTATAGACATATACTGTTCAGGCCGTCCGGTTCTTCGAGGCTTTTGCGTGATCGAGTGCGCGAATGGAAGCCTCATAGACCATGCGCCGAAACGCCTCGCACTTCGGGCACCGGCGTCCGTCGAAGGCGATCCGATGCTCCCGGCAGATGCGTTTTTCGCCGGATTTTGTAATCAGGACCATTTTGGGGTCGAAAACTAGCGAAAATTCCTACTGAGGGGCGAAGCGGTCTCTCCCGGCAAGGTCACGAAGATCT